TAGATATCTGGATTACCGACGATCTACCCCTGTGTCTTCTTCCGGGAGAACCCGAGAAGACCAACTAGGAGGTTGGGCGGCCAGGCGAGGCATTCCCGACCGCCCTTCCTCGTCTGAGGGCGACTAGGATTAGCTAGCCGGTGCTCGGTACATGGCGACTGATCGCAGGTCGTTGCTTCGAGCGTCCATTCTTACGAACCCCAAAAAACCCACCTGCAAAAAATCTGCGTACCTTTCGTCCAATCGCATAACGCCCGCCTGGTTGACCTGACGGACAACCATGCAGGTCTGGAAGTCACCGAAGTACATGCCACCGTCAGTTGAAGCGACGGTAGAAATGTCACCGATGTTCTGGTCGATCAGGACCGGGTAACCGTAGATACGGTCATCCCCGCCAAGCTGAACGTTCGGCTGCCACAGCGGGTGGCCCTGCTGGTCGGTAATACCACGGATCTTCCACTGGGTGTTGTCGTTCATGACCCAGGTGCAGCGACCGCTGGCACGGTATGCCGGGTCCACCTTTGCGGTCATGGCGATAACGTCATCGAAACCAGGCGTGCCACTCGCCAGCTTGTTCAGCGGGGTAGCAACGTGGCCAATGGTGGTCACGGTACCGGCTGCGGTCGGCTGGAACACGCCGCCTGCTGGACCGGCCTTAACACCGTATGCGGTAAGCGCGGTCTTCAGGCCCAGAAGCGCTGATGAACCGGTACCCGTGTGAAGCTCGGCAGCGACGAAGCGGCCAATGCTCTCACCGATACGCTCGCGGACGAAGGTCTCCACATCGAACGCGCTGTCGTTAATTGCTTCGACAGACGCTAGCGCGACGTTGGAAGTGATCGTCCAGGCGTTCATCATGCCCTGGCCCAGCACGTAGTCCTGGAACCCGAGCTGAGTACCCTGAGCACCCACGTAGTTACCGACGATACCGGTCGGGTCAACGGTCGGCCACGGCATCGGGTTACCGGTTGAGGTTTCCACGATCTTGGCCACGTTCAGAAGACCACCGAACTGCTTCAGCGCAACCTGAAGGTTGGCCCAGAAGCCCTGCGGAACCAGGAAGCCAGCGTTAGAAGCGCCACCCACCGTGTAAAGGGCGTTAGCGTCGTTCGTAACACGCTGTTCCAGGCCTACCAGCGCACGGCGCTCTTCGCCGGACAGACCGGCGATACCATGACGCAGGTAAGAGCCGAAAGCACGTTCGTGCGATTCCTTGCTCTTGGTCTCGAACTCGTCACGAGACTGACCAGCAGTCTCGGCACCGCTCTCGCGGCCCTCTTCGAGCTTGTTGAAGTCAACGATCCTGCGAAGGTCTGTGTCGAGTGACCGCAGCTCCTTCTCACGACGGTCGTACTCAGCCGACTCTTCGCCGCTGAGATCCCCGTTCTCGTTGAACTTCTCCATCAGCTCCTTCATGCCGCCGTAGACCATCGCGCGGTGCTCACGGATGGACCTCTCTCGCTGTGACATAACTCTGGGCATAGCCAGACTCCTTCTTGGGACAGTGCCTCGTTGAATCGGACTCTCCCCGGAGTGCTATCGCGGCTGCCGGGTACCTAACCCTCTTGCGGGTCCTGGAACTGCAAGGGCGGGCGTTCTACGAATTGTGAACTATATTCCATATTGGGCCAGTGGCCTCAATTAGGATTCGTTCAACCCTATCCATGTGATCTTCCGATTCACATCGGAAAAACTCCACATGATGAACTTGTTCTCGTTTTATTGGGTCAGACATATGCTTTCCCAATCGGGCGTAGATATTAGTGCTCTTACCGATATACAGCAAGGTGTCACCTTCCCCAACGAGAAAGTACACGTAACACCCGTCCACATCGGGAAGCCGGGAAGAACCGGTGAAGCGTCCTGTTTTCTTGCTCAGAGCGTCTACCTCGGTGGAGGTAAGCCCGAGAGTTCGGGCTAGCACACCGGTCCACTCCTGCTTCGTCTTTCCTGAGGTCTCCCGCCCGCTGAGAGTGTGACTCACATATTTGCGGGAGTACCCGGTAGCTGCGGCAATCTGGGCGATGTTGAGCCCACTGATCTTCAGGGTCCGTATTCGTTCAGTACGCTTCTGAATCTGGTCTGCGCTGAGTGACATGTCACGGCGTCCTTCCGGTACGTGTGGTCTTAGCTACGATGCCCCTGTGCGGCCCTGAGCGGGTGCCTGCGGGGATACAACTGGTGGAGGGTACTCGGGGTACCCCAGATCAGCTAAGCTGGTTCAGGCGGGCTACAGCCTCGTCCAGCGTGCGCTGCATTCTCTCGATGGTGAGCGGCTCAGGCTTGCTCTCCTCGGCCCTCTGGGCTTCAGCTTCAGCCTGCTCACGCGCGGTCTCGATGGTCTCCTGGGACAGGTACGGCTCGGCCAGGTTGATGATGTCCAGAGCGGTACTGGTCGGCGTCAGCCGCATGGCGAGGTCGTAGATCGCTACCATGTCACGCTGAGCGTCGTCGTTGGCTCCTGCGCCGATGTCACCGGCAGAAGACCAGTGCGGCGGGATCAGGTCCGGCAGGCTGAGGTCGATGGCCAGGTCGATAGCCGCTACTCGCTGCTCGCGGTTAGAGGCGTCCTTGATGGCCTGTGCCAGCTTGTTGGCATCCTCGGTCCTGACCACGTTGGTCGGGTACACCCCAATGTCAGTCATACGCTCGTTTTCTCCCTCGGGGTCGTATCCTTCAACCATTTCACGGAAGTCGCAAAGTGCTTCCCACTCTTCCATGTTCGCTTCTGAAACCTTGGCGCCGATCCTCTTCAGTGCGCTGCGGATCTTGGACTTGATGTTAGCGAGCTGCTGAGCCGTGTACTTGGCTGCGTTCTTGGCTGCGTTGATATACGACCAAGCGGCCTTGATATGCTTTTCGTTATCTAGCGGGTAGCGCTTCTTCTTGTCGCTCTGGTAGCCGGGGTCAGCATAGGTAACGTCACCATATGGCTTGCTGGAGTCGCGGGACTCTTCGTCTTCCTCAGACTCGTCCTGGTTCTCGCTCTCTTCACCTGAGGCACGAAGCTCGTCGCACACGTGCTCCTCGCGGTCTTCCATCTTGGCGCCGCATGAGGCGCAGTAGTCGCCAGAAGATGTCTTGTCCTGTGACATTGACTCACCGCAGCTAGTGCAGAACGAGCCGTACTCCTGCTGCGATCCGCATTCACCGCAAGTGTAAAGATCGGAGTAGGTGGCTGCTGCGGCCCTCTCGTCCTTGGCTCCTCTGGCTGTCCGGATCTGATCACGGGCAGAAACCGAGGTATCGCCGTAGGCGGGGAATGTGCAGACGGAGATCTCGTGGACCTTCATTTCCAGGATCTCCCTGCGAGTGCCGGTCATGGGAGAGGCGGTATTACCCTCGTCATCAGTCCACTTGTCCTTGATGACCTCGAACCCGAATGAGCAGCCGCCGTAGTTCTTGGCCCTGACGTTCTTGATAACGTCATCGGCGTAAGATGTGTCGGCGGGAGTAGCAACCCAGTCACCGCCGTTTTGACCATCTTTCAGCTCTAGTGTACCAGCCGACATTCTTGCCAACGGCTGATGGGTCTGATGATTGTCCAGAAGAACGATGTCACCATCGTTAATGCTCTTCCTTCCAGCACCAGTTTTGATGGTTTCCCGGAAACCGGCAGGGCCTCTGCCGATCTGTGTGGGAGACCCGTACACCCAGGCGCGTCCGGTGAGGGTTCTGTCTTCTCCAGCGCTCGGAGCAGCCTTGCGCATGTATCGGTATTCCATGGTCATTGCTGTTTTCCTCCGATGCCATTGCCCCCGACTCCCGGGGCTGGTTCAGTAGATGGTGCTGGCTGGGTCGTAGCTGGAATCATGTGCTCCAGGTCTCCTGGTCCCATGTTGAGGGCTAGAATCGGTTCATCCAGACCATCGATAGGCTGCATGTTTTCCTTCACCCTCGCTTCGTTTCTGGTCAGCCATCCGGCTGAGATACCTTGCGTGTAAGCGGCGAACCTTTCTGACATGCTGCCTCGTAGCAGACGGTCAAGATCGAACTCACAGGACTGCTTCCGGATGGCAATAACCTCCCGGCTGACCCTCTGCTCGATTCTGTTCGTCCAGCCCGCGATTGTGTAACTTACGAAGCCGGTGTTCTGGGTCTCGATACCAGTTCCCCACGAGGTTGACTTCTCCACGTCACCCACAAGGTGCGGCGGGATGCCGAACATACGGGCGATCTCGTTGGTCTGCCATCTGCGGGACTCAAGGAACTGCATGGAATCAGGCTCGATAGTCAACGGCTGGAACTCAGTAGCAGCGTCCATAACGGCTACCTCGCCCGCGTTAGCGGTACCGCCCATGCGCTGAATCCACCGGGACCGGATAGCGTCAGCCTGTACCTGGTTCGCCAGTGGCGCCCTGACCTTGATGATACCGCTGAGAATAGATCCCTTGGAGAAGAACCTGGCAGCCAGCTTGTCGCCCGCCATAGCCGTGCCGAATGTTCTGGCAGCTAGCTGGATGGGGCTCAGTCCCTTTACGCCATCATAACCCAGACCAGGAATGTGCATGATCTCGAAGTCCGTGAGAATGATCGGCTGAGCGGACTGCAACTGAAGTGTCTCGGGGTCCGTTCGCTTGATCT